CTTCAGACCCCCGGGCTAGCAATTGAAATTACTAAGTTCGGGGCCAAACAGGCACCTTTCGTGAGACTTGAACGAGTCAAGTGAGGCTTCAAACCCCCACGGCGAGTTCACCACATTTTCCATAACTACCTTTCGGTCTAGGAACTGAGACGTATACTTGTAGGGACGCCAACGGTATGGTAGCCGTAGTGTTACCGATATGGACACACAGTTCAGATTATGTACAAACAGTGATTTTCTCAGCCGCTCCTTACGTCGGCGAGCTCACGCTCGTGATATTACCTGTTGTCACCACTAGGCTGGTCAGACCACCTAATGCACTTTTCCCTTTACGGGTCAGCTTGACGGGGTTAGGCACTCCCCCACCGGTGGCTCTCGAGGTTTCAAGACGTCACACAGTTTAACTAAAGTTCCAGTAATCTAGCTCCAGAGCCAGGCGTGTTCATTCTAACACTACTAAAAGCTCTCGCCATGGCAGCGTTAAACATTGCACTACCTGCTCTACTAGCAAAACTACCAGCAGCCTCTCCGATCGCCTCCATGTACGATTGTACGGCCGGCTGACCAGAGATGTTGTTCATTACCTGGGCGAATGTGCTACTTACGGGACTAGGAGTCGCTGTAGCCAAAAGCTGTGTGTCGGACTTTGGAATATATTCGACATTCACTGCGACCTCAAAATTGAGATCAATTGGCAACGCAGATGCTCCTTGCACTGCTTGCGGCATCGAAACATGGAACGCTAAGTTCCAATCTCGTTGGGCAAGTTTCCGTGCGCCAGTGTTGTCCTGTGTCTCGCCAAATTCGAAATCCGCGTTATCCAGAGGGAAATAGCGTATAGAAATCCCCTCAGAGAGAGGCTTCGTAGCATAGCTGCTCAACTTCCGGATACCATCAAGGTTGTTATCGGTTTGGACGTTAGTACGGGACTTTACCCATCCGTGTAGGACTGCATTGAGCGCATTTGGAGTTGCTTCAACTCTAAGCTCAGCGGATACAATCCGGATGGCTTCAGCGACGGTGTAGAGGTTCTCAGTGGCGGGAGTACTCTGGGCGTATCCATACGACCACGAGTGATCTGCGGGCTGGTACTGGGACTCCGGATACAAACAGAATCCCGCTGAGGGTATTTGTGTATTTCCGGCAGAACCACCACTTCCCGTAGCGGGTATGCAGACGATGTATCCTCGACCGATGGTTCCGAGTGACGGATCCAACGAGAGAACTCCTTTATAATTGAGACGCCCCACACTAGACTTTGCCACACACACGTCAGGCAGTCGGACAGTTGCCCTTCTACCAAACGGATTAAGCAAGCTGCGATAATAAGCGAGTCCAGCGTTATCAAGACTACGATTAGTAGTGATAAGCTTTCCATTCTTTCCTGGTATTTTAGCTACTCGCACATTTAAGGCTTTCACTTTATTAGCTAAACCGGCGATCTGTCCTGAGATGTTACCATCAGAGGAACCACCAGTGTTCGAACCGCCCTTATTGCGGTTCTTTCTCTGCCGCTGTCGTTTCGGCGGCATGATTCTTAACGTCGTTATACTTAAGAATCTCGGACACGATTGTCCTATCCCAGAAATTTGGTCCACCCCAACCTGTGGACCGTATGACTTCCAAGACGCGTTTAAGTTCTGGGTTATAACGCATCTCATGCATGACCTGGTAAAGTTTCTGTTCATCAGCTTCACCCGAAAGGAGCTTGTAAACAGATCTAGGCCACGATGTTAGGGAGGCTTTACAGTCACCAGGCTCCATGGACCATTTGCGCGAGCAAAATTCCACGAAACCATCTTCCACACATCTTCGGTACATCTTCACGATCTTCCCGAATTTTAGGTACTTAGACTGTGCATCCTCAACCCACGTTTCGATAGCGTCATCCCCCATGGCAACCACCTTTAAGGCGCCAACCATCATCGCGACTAAAATGCGCATGAACGTGTTAGAGGTAGTGGTACAATACCACCCACTGGGCAAAATGCCTGGTTCATCCTGGTAATAGAGACTACCGTCGCTCAACTGAAAGACCTTGTACTTAATAGTTTCATAGAAACCCTTAATAAGTACTGTTAGGAGCATGTCATCATCACATCCAAGTTGTACCATGCGGCGGGTAGCGTCCATCTCTAGCTCATGGCCCAAGACAGACCAATCCCACCCCGACACATCCACGGACACTATATCCTCAGTGCCCATAAGGTGCCACCACAGCGACATAATCGACAAGTGGTGGTCCGACGATCCCATTCCAAGAGCGCTAGGGCGCAATGGACCCCACGCTTTACGTTCCTTCTCGTTCATATCCGTGAACAAGAGTCTAGTAATAATATTAGAAACCAACGAAAACGCACAAATCAAACGAAAGCGGGAAGTCTTAATCTTCTCAAGCGGATGAGGCTCACGCTTGACGAACACTTTCAACGGATCGGCGTATCCTCCTTCAACGAGTTTCCTCGCGTCACTAGGAGTATTGCCTTTAAGCAACAACTTAATGCGGTAAAAGACCGCTTCAGTTATCACATCGCGGTGCTGTGAAAGCACTTCGGCGTTCGTAGATCCAAACTTCGACCATGGATAACCCGGCACGGAGACTCCAATAATGTCTGTGTCGTACAGTTCATTTAAGAACACGTCCTCAGCAAACATTTCCGGTGTGTACATGTCGTCATTCAAAATCCTGTTAAGGACTTCTTCTGTCAACAGAGTCTTCGCCTTTGGGTAAGAAGGAAGAATCTCCTTCAGTTTTGCGTAGACTTCGGGTTTACGGTTGGTGTACTCAACTGCACACTCTGGCTTGAATCGGCTGGCTTGGTAGAGGAGTGATTTCCTCTCCGCTTCCGGGCCCGTTTCTGGCCATTCGTAGTTGTTGAGCTCTGGGAGCTGGGCTCTTGCAAGATCGACTGCTTCTCCGCCGGTTCTTTGTTTATTTTTAGCACGGTAGCCCGTGCTGCCAATTCCACATCGCTTAAGGCGGCCTTCAACCTCTCGATCTCCGTCAACATTTTCGTCCCATCGAATACCGGTCCATGAAAAGACCTTGCTTGCCCATTGGGACTCTGGGGACTCAAAGTCTGGGCACTCTGAAAATCCTCCTTCTCTTCTTTCTCCTTCTTCTCAAGGGCCTGTTCCAAGGCGGCCTTGGTCACTTCCAGAGCAGCGAGGGTAGCTGTGGGCGACAGCTTACGACCTTCCGGTTCGTATCCATCATAGCCATAGTTACTATAGCCATGCATTTCTTGCCAGGCATCTTCTTCTGCCTGGGCTTTCTCCCTCATCCACTCTCGAGTGGACAGGTCATTTCCCTGATTCCATAGGGTCCATTCCTCATAGCGGTCCGCTCCGGCTCGCTCGATCATAGTCCCATACTTGATGTAGAAATCAAGCTCGTCGTCATCCATCTCGTACGGATTTTCTTCTTCGTTCGCACGATCTTCCAACCACTTCTCCCACGCACGGCGGCGCAAAGCGGCTCGCTCTTTGTAGGTTCCCCAGCTCTCTGGGGCGATTTTGTTGGACTCGCCAAGCAAGTTTGTGATCAGATTTAACGCCACGGCGACGTTCTTGGACTTCAAGGCTCCAAGATGTATGCCAGCGACTTTGTTCTCTCCGACCATCAATGGACTTCCTGACCAGCCCTCAAGCGTTGAGGCGCTATGAATAATCGTAGCGGCACCTCTGCGAGAGCGGTCTAGTTGTCCAACGGACTTCTGCATCTGTTGTAGATCTGGGTCATAACCATATATCCAACACACACCTGCGGCTGCTGTTTCATCAACCTCAAGGGCTCTCACGCTCAAGCGTCCCCAAACTGACTCGGGGATAGTGAAAAGCGCGAAATCGAAACCGCTGTCTGCTTGCCTAGGAGAACATAGGTCAGGTTGTAACACCATGTTCTCATCCTTTCGGAGAGTAAGCTCAATAACATTGTCATCGAGTTCTGCACTAGGCTTTCCGAAGACGGTTGGTTTTCCCACGCGCAAACCCATATTGCCTGCATTGAGTGCGGCCTTATAGGCGTGATGAGTCATAGCTAAGTATGTCTTGCGACCTACTTTAAGTCTAAAACCCATGGCGAGGTACTTCCACTTACCATCTCCGTTCATATCGATCCAGACGGTTACGGCCCCATTGGGGAAATGCTTAACCGGTGCTATGTGGCTCTCTTTCAGAGCCATCTCGCCTCGGATCGGAGTCATCCTCGAAGTCCCATTCAGTCTCGAACCACTGAAACCATGACACAATGTTGCGTCTTTTGAAGGTTTCCCAGTGTTTGGTTCGGCCGAGTGTTTCGTAAGCCCTTGGACTAGCGCGAAGCCAGGAGGGATCTCCACTTGCACAAGTCCAGCGGAGCTCATCACAAAACACGAAGCTTTGCCAGTTGAGTCGTACTGCACGTTCAACTTCGAGGTAGGGCGGGTGTCGGCAATGACACGCTTGTAGCGCCGTACGTTCACGATCCGGTACCACACGGGTGATAGTATGTAGGTCAGTGAAGACCGGATCACCCATGTTAAGGAAGTTTGACACATTCGCCAGCATATTTCGCCCTGGAAGATTAACATCCGGGCTAGATGAGCGATCATCACAACTCCAAGTGCTGCCAACCACAACGTCAAACCCGTTAGAGCCAGCGCCCTCCAAATAGAAGGACTGACATGAAAACGAGGGCTGAGACGAAGAGGGTCGAGCAATCGCAGAGTCATACCGTGACTGGACAGACCGCTCCAAGCGTCTGGATGGGTCCAAGACGGCCAGGAGCCGTTTAAGTTCAAGAGTACACGGGCGACACCTATTGGAGTTGCTAGTAACCACAGTGACATCGAGCACATCAACGCCTCCAACGTCAGAGCCTGGAATGGTTCTAACAGCTGTAAAGCGGATTGTTCGTAGGCAACCATCGATTCGATGGAGCCGTAGAAGGTCTCGAGGTTCAAACCTAGGAGTTGACCTGCTGTCATCAAAAGAGCAACTAGTACTAATGTAGTAGTTACCTTCTCGGTCACGAAACCGATGCTGCGGGCCAGACTGAGCCATTGTATATAATATTCCACAACGACTTCAAGGAAGAGCGCCAAAACTTTCGCAAAGCTAGTTTGAATAGCAGAGAGTTTGCACATTATACAATTCGCGAAAGCTG